CCCGCCGCCTCCGATGCGTTTCCCGCGTTGTCCTTGATCAGTTCCGGGTTGGCGGCTTTCATCGCGTCCGCCGCCAGCCGGATCGCTTCCATCAGGCCAAGGTCGTCAATCAAGTCCCCGGCCTTTTCCAAGGTGATGCCGGGTTCGTGGAGTAGCCCGACATACAGGATCGCCCGCACCCGCTTGACGCTGCCCCGCGCCAGCCTGGCCGCGCCTTCAAGGTAGGTCTCGCCCATCACGTCTTCATAACGGGCTTGGGAGTTGGTCGTGATCCGCAGATAACGGTCACTGTCAGGAAGCGGGACGGCCCGCCGCAGGCTGTTCATGCTCACGACCCCGGCGTGAAGGTGACATCGCCCGTGACTTGAACCTCAATCGAGATGTTATAGACACCGCCGATGTCCGCGCCTTCCGTTTTCGGCGTTGGGTAGCCCCGGAAGGTCACAATGTCGCCCGTGGTGGACTGGCCCGCCGATTTCGGCAGGGTCACGCGGTAGTAGATCGGCGTCTTCGCGTCCCGCGATGCGATCATGTCATCATAGGACTGGTCGAAACCGTCAGGCGTGTGAATGCCGCCCAAGGTAATCGTGCCGTAGTCGATCAGCGTGGGCAGGCGTTCCCGCGTGCCGTTCGGGCTGTCAAGGGTCGTGATGTCCACGAACTCTTGCGACGGCATCGGGATTTGCACGGAGTTGATCCCCGGCATTTCGGTGTAGCTGACCCCATCCGTCGAACGTTCAACGGTGGAGCCGTAGACGGGAACGGCGTCAGTCATGTCTTAGACCTTTCAGGCTGGAATGTAGAGGGTGGAGAAGTCCATCGAGGCCCGGAAGGGTCTGTCAGGTTCGTCCGTCCCGCCTTCAGTCATCAGGCGGTAGGAGATCATTTCGACCGTGCGCAAGGCAGGGTGCGAATAGCCGTGCAGGGCATCTTGAACAGCGCGGGCAACGGCCAGCGCGGCGGTATAGGTGTCGGCGTAGGCGTCTGCCTGGATGCGGCCCGTCTGGATGCCGTCGCGGCCCTCCAGAACCAGCCCCTCGCCGCTGTCGATAGTCCACAGCACGACACGCGGGCGGACTGACCCTTGCGGGCTGCGTCCGAAGTCGATGCGCGTTCCGACCAATGCCGTCAGAGGCCCGTAATTCAACAGGCGGGCGCGGATCAGTTCTTCCATCAGCGCGCCTTTCTGGCCTGCCGTTCCGCCGCCGCGTAAACCTCAAACTTCAGGTTTTCCGCCGCCCGTTCGATTGTGGACGCGGCCAAGGCATCGAACGCGGGGCGCATGTAGGGTTGCGGCCCGTGCCGTTCTGTCCCGAATTCCTGCGCGATAGCCTTGATCGCCTCGTTTTTGTCAGCCGCCGCCGCTGGCCCCATGTAGAGCGTCACGCCGGTCAGGTTTGAACGGTTGGCCCGCCGCGCATCCCGCATTGCCGCCAGCGCCTCGGCATCCGTCCCGCCACCGCCTTTGACCAAACGGTAAGCAAATTTGCCCACATCGTCAGTGACAGCGGTTGCGCCTACGTCGATGCTTTCCCGCAATTCGCCTTCGTCCACGGGGGCATTTGCCCGCGCTTGCCGTGCCATTGGCTCCAGAGCGTCCAGCCCCGCCCGCACAAGCGCCGCCCTGCCAACGCGCCGGGGCAGCGTCTTTAGCACGTCTTCCAGTTCCTTCAGGCCAGTGACGTTGACCTTCATCGGCCCGCTCATGCGTCAGCCCTCGCCGCGCAAGTCAATTCAATGCCTTCGCGCCGTCCAATTTCCTTAACGCCAACGATGTCATATTCGCGCCCGTCACAGGTCAGCCGGTCTTTCGGCGTCACGGTCTCGGTAATGCTATTCCACCGGACTTGAAACCGGGTTGTCACGCTGGCCGCGACTTCGCCCGCGCGCCACTTCTCACTGTCCCGCAAGTCTTGCTTGGAAGCCCAAACAGCCTCGCCGTAGTCGGCCCAGACCTCCGACGAGGCAAGCCCGTCGTCTGCCAGCGTGGCCCGCGTGAACTGAACGCGGCGGTCAAGGCGTCCCGCGATCATCAGTCCAAACCGACCACGGTTGCCGTCGTGCCCGTGCGAACCTGCACCGCACGAATGGGCAGAAGCGTGTAAGCGGGCACAGACGAATAGGTGATGGTCGTTCCGGCCTCGTCGCGGATTTCAACGTTGCCTGTGACAGTGACCATCAGAGCACGGGGCCGAACGGAAAGATCACTGTTTGCGGGAGTGATGGCGTAATGCCTGGTTGCGGGGTCGGCCAGACCTGACGCCTGCCGGTCGGAAAATCTGTCAGCCATCGGTCATGCTCCATACCAAGAAACGCGCTCGGCGTTGATGATGTCTTCAACCATGTAGGGGATGGCGCTCATGGCCTGCCCTGCGGGTTCGCGGTTCTGATACCAGTGAGACACCATGAGGCGCAGAGCGTGCCGCAATCCTGCGGGAACGTCCGTCGCGCTGGTGCCAAACCCGGCGACATAGGTGATCTTATAGGCATCGGCCCGCTGGTCAGCCTCGGGCCATGTCTTTCCATCCTTGGGGCGCAGAATGACGTGATCGCCCTTCAGGATGGTTTCAAAGTCGCTGGCCGTCGCCGTCTGCAACACGCCAGTATCATCGTAATACTGCACCGAAGTCAGCGAAACGAACGGCCCCAAGGTCAACCGCACCTCGCCGGGTGCGTTCGGGAAGTATTCGGCCCACGTCTGATTGATCATACAGCGGCCAAGCATCCCCTGCGCATCGACAAGGGCAACGGCGCTTTCGATCAAATCGGTGAGATACAAGTCTTCATCGCTGCCATCGACACGGCACTGCGCCTTGGCATCGCCAACGCCGATGGGCGTCGTTGCCGGGGCAGTAACCCGGCGCAGTGCTGTGCTGATGGTCATTTGTCGGCGCGCTCCGCTTTGCGCTTTGGCGTGGCCCGTTCCGGTGCGGCTTCCCGCACAGGTTCGGCCTGCTCCGCTTCAATCATCCGCACTGCCTCGGCGTCTTCAACGTCAAGGCAGTCGCCCGCGTTCTGAAGGCCAAGCGGCATCACGCGGTCAACGAGTAGGCGGACACGCATCAGCCCGTGCTCCGGGTGAGCACGCCAGAGTTGGTCCAGAGCGCGCCAGCAACGGCGGGGTTCGACGTGGGCAAGCCGTTCAGGATGACGTTGGTCCCCGATACGGTCAGCGTCACGTTGGCCCCGAGTTTGATGCTTGCCCCGGTCGTCAGATCAAGGCTTTCGCCGCCCTGCGGCAGCGACACTTTCACGTTTGACATGGTGATTTTTCCTCTGTCGGAAGGGTGAAGGGGGCGGGGTTAACCGCCCCCGCCAGATCACGCCATGATCAGGTGCTTGACAGCCGCCGTGTCGGCCAGTTCCCCGTCGAAACGGATGTAACCGGCGATGCCGAAACCGGGCCAGAAGTCCTTGTCCTGGATCGCGCCAACCATCGGCAACCCGACCTTGCGAACGTAGTACTTGCCGAAGTCACCGAAGACGATGGGCTTCAGGCCGGTGGTCGCGGCGGGCATCGCTTGGTTGATGCTGTAGGGCATCCCCAGAAGCGTGTCGGGCACGCCCGCCTGGATGTTCCCCATCTGCCAGATGTAGGTGCCGTCGCCATACTTCAGTTTGCGCAGCATCGCCATCGTGGTGTCGTTCATCATCCAGCGGCAGCGCGGGGAAGCCCGATAGGCCGGGTTGACCGCGTGCATCAGATCAATGAGTTCGTCCACGGTGAACGCAGCCGCCGCCGCAGCCGTCTTGCCGAGAGACGAGGCAGTGACAACCCCGTTAGGGTCGCCCGAGCCGTCGCCGGTCGTCAGTTCGGTGTTGGCACGCCGCGCCAGACGTTCCCCGAGAAGTTCCCCGAGAAACTGTTCGATGTTGAAGGCGCTGTCGTCCGCCAGTTCCTTGGACACGCGAATCCATTCGGTGTTGAACGGATAAGCATCAAGAACCTTCTGGCCAAAGGTCGCGTCCACACCGCCATCGTCCGTCAGCGTGGTGCCTTCGGTATGCTTGGCGACGGCAACGGTCGTGTCATCGACGGTCGGGATGGTGATCTGGTTGCCGCCCGAGGTCACGATTTCAGAGGTGACGCCCGGGTCGTACATCGGCCCCCATGCGGCCATCGACTTGACGATGAATGTCGCCATTTCAGTCGGCACGGTATAGCCGCCAGCGGTGGTGCCGGTGGTCTGGGCGCGAACTTCCATGAAGCCTTGATCAAGAATGGCCCGAAGGTTCGGCTCCATCGCACCCACCTGACCCTGCGCGCGAAGATAGGCGCGGAAGGCATCGCGATAGGTCGCTTCCCCACCGGGGGCGACTGTCACGGGGTCAACGCCGGGACGCTTGGCGCGGCGGTCAGCCTCGGACGCATCATTCGCGCGGCGTTCAGCTTCTTCCTGCTTTTGCAGGCGTTCGGCACGGGCCGACAGCGCGTCAAAATCGGCCATCGCCTTGTCGTGTTGCTTTTCGAGGTCCGCAACGCGAGCGGGGTCTTTCTCAGTCGCGGCTTGGTCCAGCAGCGAGCGGGCTTCCGTGGCGGCTTTCGCCATCTGCTCCCGCAGTTCCTTGATGGTCGGCATAGCCGAGCCTCCTTTCAGGATGCCTTGCCCAAGGGCGAAAGGGCAACCGCGAGAGCGCGGTTATCTGGTGATGCCGCGCAGCCTTTGCGCCAGCTTCATCCGCTTTGCCGTCAGCGACGGACGTTCGGCAAAAGCCGCCGCCGCAGAGCGCAAACCGATTTCGGTGCCTTCATAGGCAGGGGTCGTCACGATAGAGACATCGTAAAGCGCGGCTTTTTTGATAATCCGCAACGGGATTTCCCCGGTTTCGTCCCACTCCTGAACTTCAGGCCAGAATGCGAAAGACATCTTGTCCAGATCGCCCCGGCGCATCTTCCCGACGATGGATTTCACGTCGGGGTCTTCCGGGTCCAGATCGGTTTCGATCTTCAGCCCCTTGTCATCTTCCGACAGTTTCAGCGTCCCCGAACGGGTTCGCGCCAGCGGCAGGCCCTCGTGATTGACGAGGAACACAACGTCATCGCGCCCGATGGCTTCGCGGAAAGCGCCGGGTTCGATCCGTTCGCGGAACCAATCCCCGATTTGCGTCTCCTGCCCGAAAACCGCAGCGTAACCTTCAACACGGACGCCGGTTTCGTCAGAGCGGATTTGGGCGGGAATGCCCGAACGGATTTCACGGCGCATCCTGGTTGTCCCCTTGTGCTTGCGGCTGCACCTGACCCGCTTGTGTGAGCGGGACGGTCGCGCCTTGGATGAGAAGCTGATCGCCGCCTTCCAGCGGTTCGCGGTTGTCAAGCGCGCGGGCTTCATTCGGTGTGATTTGGCCTGTCTGGATTGCGCGGGCGTTGCCTTCCATGCGGGTGCGGTAGTCGCCGCGAAGAATGCCATCCAGATTAAACTCCACGATCCGGGTCGCGCCGCGTCCAAACAGCTTGAGGTTCATTTCGGCCTCTAGCTGTTCAAGCCACCGCTTGACCGTGTGTTTGACAAGGTGAAGGTCTTGCTGTTCCGAATTGGAGAACGTCGCGCGCGACAGGTCTTGCAGGAACGTCGGCGGCAGGCCGTAAACCCGCGCCACTTCCTCGACCGCGAAACGCTGCGTCTCCACAAGTTGCATCTTGTCTGGTTCAGACCCGAGCGGCTTCAGGTCGTGCCCCGCAGGGATGGCAAGGACCGTGCCGCCCTTCTGCGCAGCTTCCTTGGTCGCCGTCGCCACATCGTCAGCCGCGCGCCGTGCCGATGCCCCAGAGTTGAAAGGCCCGGTCAGCGCGAAGGCTGGCAACCCGCCATTGGCGAAGATGCGCGCCCCGTATTCATTTGCCCGAACGGCCTTGCCCAGAGCGGTTGCGCATTGCCGCAGAGGCGACAGGTGCGTGACCTGATCCATCCGCAGCATGAACGGGACATCGAGAATATCCGCCTCGTCATAGGTCCGTGTGACGCCGTTGGCTTTGTGCGTGTAGCGGCGACGGCCATTCGCCATCATCTCGACCGTAGCGCGCGGCAGCGGGAAAAGGTTAATCGGCCTGCCCGCGTCGTCGCGTTCGATGTAGGTAACCGCACGCCCTTCCGTCAGGACGGCAGTCATCAGGTTGTAGCGCCACTGAAACGAGGTCAGGCCGTCGTTAACCGCGTCGTGAAGCATCGACACAACTGGGTTAGCCTTTGTCGCCTTGACCCGCTTTTTCCCGGTAGCCGTCTTGTCATAGACATGCAGCGGCAGGCCAGCGATGGTGCCTGAGAGGAAGTTGACCGCAGCCCAAACGGCAGGAAGGCCAAGCATTTCGTCCGTGCTGGCATTTCCCGGCAGTTTCAGGCCGAAAACCTCCAGAAAACGGGGGTCAGCCGCCGTTACCGTGACAGATCGTTCCTCTTTTCGGCCAAATCCCCACATTTTCAAACCGCCATCTTGAATGCAGGATCATCCCAAGGGGATGCCGCAGTTGCAGCGGTTCGCGCTGTCGCCGCCCCAACGGCCATTGCCAATGCCACCGCCATGTCGATCCTCGCTGTCGATTTGTGCTTGGTGAACCGCCGCAAATCAGCGGGGGACCGATCAAAGGTTGCCGACATGACTGCCGTTCGCAGCGCCGGGTTGACGTGAACCCGAATACGCTTTTCCAGGATCAGGGTTTCCAACTCGTCCACCGATCCCGGCATCCAGAGGACTATCTCGTCCCCGTCGTCCGTTGTGCATTTCTGCTTTTTGAACGACTGCGGATGATCCAGCATCGGCAAGGATGCACCCATGTCCTCCACAACCGCCTTGAAGTCCGCGATCAGGAAGTTGTCATACGCCGCAAAATCCAGATCGAAGGTTTCGGCGTCGTCAATCAAGTCCTTGGCGATGAAGTCCAGTCGGGTTTTCTTGCCCGGTGTCGCTGTCAGGAACCCGGCATCGGCCCAAAGGTCATACGGAGCGCCGTCCTTTTCCGCCCGCGCACGCATCGTGTCCGCCGGGGTGTATCCGTGGACAAAGGCCGCGAAGCGGGGCTTTCCGTCTTCGTCTGTCCCGTCATCAAAAACCAGCGCCTTTGCGGTCAGGTCAGCCTTTGCCGAAAGGTCCAGCCCCGCCCAACACTTCCGGCCAGCGAAGTCCTCAATGTCTAGCGTGTGGTCCTCGATGGCTTCCCACGTCGCCCGGTTGATCCATGCCGTCTCGGCGTCCGTCCACTGGCAGAAGTGCAGCCGCCGAATGCCATTGGCCTTGGCCGGTATGTTCTGCGCCTGCTTTACCTGCGCGGCCAGGTATTCCTCGGTAATCGTGACGCCTAGAAGCGGGTTTGCCTTGATCCAGCATGACGGGTCAGTAAACGGGTCGTCATCGTCATCCAGCGCGCAAACGTAGGAGAAGGTGGTATCGTCCTCCACATCCCCCGCCGCTACCGCCACCGCGTGCTTTCGCTCCTGCCAGCAAATCGACTTCCGGTCCGATCCGCTGTTCGTGATCATGATCAGCAGCGGTTGACGCCGGAACTTGAAGCCTCGTTCCAGTATCTCGATGACGCCGCCGTCAGGATGTTCGTGGACCTCATCGCACAACGCGAAGTGCGGTCGCGGTCCTGAACCCGTTTTCTTGGTTTCCCGTGACACGGGTCGAAAGAAGCTGCCCGACTTCAGGTGAGCAAGATTGTATTCACGCCCCGGCCCGCCGCTCCTGCGAATGACGGTCGGCCCTAACTTCGGGGCCTTGTCACACATATTCACGGCGTCCCGAAACAGGATGGACGCCTGATCCTTGGTCGCCCCGGCTGCGTAGATTTGCGCCCCGGCCTCGTTGTCCGCGATCAGCCCATACAGGCCAATCGCCCCCGCCATTGGGGATTTGCCGTTACCCTTGCCTTGCTCAATGTAGGCCCGACGAAAGCGCCGCGTGCCGTCTGCGTTCATCCACCCGAAAAGACTGCCGCAAATAAACTGCTGCGACGGATGCAGTTCAAACGGCACACCTTCAAACTGCCCCTCGGACAACCGCAGGACTGCGCGACAGAAACGGAAAAACCGTTCCGCAGCATCTGCATCCCACCGCAGCCCTCGCCGCCGCCCTTCCTCCAAGTCTCGCAGATGACGCTTCGCAGCGTCTCTGACATGCGGCCCCGCCACGACCTTGCCGTAAAAAACGTCGGTCGCGTATGCCGTTACAGGGTCAAGGACTTTGACGAGATCAGTTGATGAATTCATCAGCCGGGTCGTCGTCTTGCTCGACGGCGTTGAGCCTCGTCCGGGAACTTGGCGTCATCCCAAACTCGGCGGCATATCTCACCATGTCCGCCATTGCCTTATTTGCCACGCCGACGAGCGGGTTCTGGATCATGTTCCCGCTCTGTGTCTTGATGATCAGGCCATCAGCGTCATTCGTCATCTTCGCCAAGACACGCTCGGCCTGCGTCCAGCGCCCGTAGGCTTGGCAGTAAGCGGCCAAGGCCGCGCGATCCAACCCGGACAGAACCCCCATCGCGTCCAGTTCGTCAGCCACCCGCTTCCATTCATCCGCTGCGTCTGCGTTCAAATGCGCTGGCGGGGAAGGCTTTCTGCTCTTTGGCTTTGGCTCGGCTTTGGGCATTGGCCGCTGGCCTGGATTGCCCATTAACAGCTTTATGTTTGTCGGAGTTGGCTTCGCGCCTCTGATGGCCATTCCGCCTACCTCGAATTACTAATCCCGCAACTCTTTCAGGCACTTGCGCAGTTCACGCTTGCCGCGCCGAACGCGTCGAGCAATCCTTTCCGCGAAAGGGAGAACGCCATGAAAGAGACGCAGTTTCTTGTTTTGATCGAACGCGACGGCGAACTTGGATGGCTTGGATGCTTTGACATCCTGCCCCTTGCCGATAGCGCGCTAGAAGATTGGATCGCATCACCAGATACACAGTCAGGCGATGTCGCGTTTATTGTTCCTGCGATCAGAAGCGTCCGAAAAAACTAAGCGGCCTTCCTCATATCCGCTATCTCGTCAAACGTCCGCCCGTCGTCTTCAAGTATTGCCTGCTGTCCGGTAAAGTCCTGCCAGCGGCGGACAGCGACATCGACGTAGGCGGGATTCAGTTCGATAGCGTAGCAGACACGACCCGTCATTTCAGCCGCGATGATTGTCGTCCCCGATCCGCTGAAAGGCTCATATACCGCCTGTCCGGGGCTGCTGTTGTTTTCGATGGGCCGTTTCATACACTCGACGGGCTTTTG